GTACTACATTAAACATGACTGGTACTACAATTAATACATTATTTGGTTCACAAACTCAATTACAAACAATATTAATTATTGAAGGTAGAGATAGTGGAGCAAGAGTAACAACCCCAATTACTATAACAAAAGTTAGCTAATAAAATATTATAAAAATATATGTCATTTAAAACATTAGACCCTCAAGATTTTTTAGTAAGTGCGGACTCTATAACAGCACCGTGTTGGACAGATTATAATCCTCAATTAACAGCAATATTTAGTTCCTCAGCTCAAATAGCCGGGACCTCAGGTCCATATTTTCTGAATGCATATAATATTGATCCAAATATTAATCCTTCAACAGCTGAAGTACAATTTAATATAGCTTACGGAAATAAATTTGGATCAGGATCATTAGCTTATAACCCAGTATACTCAAATTTATCTCCTTCAAGAACAGTTTATGGACAGTGGAGAAATTTAGTTTGGGGTGATGAAAATACTGATTTTATATTTGGAGGAGTAACACCATCCAATCAGAGTATATATATTATTTCTTTAGATAGAACACGATATAAACAATCACTACTTCCTGGAAGTTTAAATTTAACTATATCTGGAAGTACTCGAACTATAAATTTAACAGATAATAGCAGTAATGTATCTACTATAACTTATTGTGATGCAGGAAGATACTATCAAATAGTATCAGGTTCTAATGGATCAGCAGCTACAACTACTTTCTCAGGCCAAGTAGCTAATGGTATGACTGCATCAGGATCATATGGGATATTTTTACCAGATGTTGGCACTATTATATTAAACGGAGCTGCTTTAGATTTATCTGCTGCTAATGGTGGAATACTATTAAACACAGGCCAACAATCAGATACATATGATAATAACCCAGCCAAATTATTTGGTGCTATAAATCGAATTAGTGGTATAGGTACATCTTCATTTTATTTGAATTCACAAGAGACAATTACTTCTGATTTTGTCTTTTGTAGAGCCAGAAATGCTGAATTTAATTATACTGAAAACCCAAGTTTTATCTCAGGTAGTACTGGAGCTGTATTATATGATTTATTTGTAAATAACCCAACTACTTATATTACAACAGTAGGTATGTATAATGATTCAAATGAATTATTAGCTGTAGCTAAATTATCAAAACCACTTAAAAAAGATTTTACTAAAGAAGCATTAATACGTGTTAAATTAGATTTTTAATGAATGAGTGCTTTCAAACAATTTTTAAGTACAGATGTAACTGTAGTTCCGTTTGTTGTTAACAAAAGTTTTTCTTTTGTAGGAAGTGCATCTTTAATATCAGGTAATATTGAAAGATTATTAGGGTCAAATATTGACCCTTTATCTTCATTAGCTGCTTCTATATTAATAACAAGTTCAATATCTGCTTCTCAATTATATAATTCTATAAAACAGCTATATTATACAAATTATATACCTATCCCATCACAATCCCAGTCACCACCCCCAGTCTATGATTATAATGGAAATTTAATTAGTGATTTTACTTCTTCTGCTACAAATGCTAGATTTTTTAATTATGAACAAAATACACTATTCCAAACAAATTCAATTGGTTACTCTTCAAATTATGGGTATGAAAGATATTTTCCAACAGAATCTGGGGCACAAATAGGAGTATTATCTATCCCTAAAAATTTATTTGGAGATTATATTAATCCAAACTCATTCACATACAAATACAATATTGGTAGTGATATAACTGTATATGATAATGGAGAAGGTTTAATATATAAAAGTGGATCAATTGATTTTGTAGGAATTATAAATTACACTCATGGGACTGTAGTATTTACATCTGGGTCATTAATTACAAATTTTACCGGATCTAATAATGTAACATGTAGTTTTCAAAGTTCAAGAACAATATATGAAACACAATATAAATGTACTATTAGACCTGATGAATTTAACTTTAGTTTAAACCCATCATTAATATCAGGTTCTACAGATGGTACACCATATAGTTTTGTAACAGGATCATACTTTAGTCCATACATTACAACAATAGGTCTATATAATGAAGCTCAAGAACTATTAGCTGTAGCTAAATTAGGTCAACCTCTACCAACAAGTAATACAACAGATACAACAATATTAATTAATATAGATAGATAAGTTATGAGTAAATGGTTATATAAAAGTAAAGAGATAAACAATATAGAAGATTTTGGTGAACAAACTCCATTCGGATTTGTCTATCTCATAGGAAATACCATATCAGATAAAATATATATAGGTAAAAAATTCCTACAACATAAAAAAACTAAAAAACTAGGTAAAAAAGCTATGGCTGAACAAACTGGTCCTGGTCGTAAGAAAACTAAAGAAGTTACTTACGCTGAATCAGATTGGAAAACATATTGGGGTAGTTGTAAACCACTACATGAAGATATAGCTAATATTGGTGAAGATAAATTCTATAAAGAAATCCTAGAACTAGCATGGTCATCAAAACATTTATCATATCTTGAAGCTAAATACCAATTTATATCTGGTTGCTTAGAAAAAGATAACTACAACGATAACATACAAGGACGATATTTCAAAAAAGATTTGGCTCATCCCAATTCTATTGATATATTGTAAGCATGGTAAATCAAGCTTTAGTAGCTACATTAAATTCAGTATTAGGTAATGGTAAAAAAACCTCTAAAGGTAATTTTGCTTATCATTGTCCATTCTGTAATCACCATAAACCAAAACTAGAAGTTAATTTAACTGAAAATGAAAAAGGTGAACATCCATGGCATTGTTGGGTTTGTGATAAAAGAGGTAAAAGTCTAGTCAAATTATTTAGATTAATATCTGCCCCTGACGATAAAATAACAGAAATCAAATCTTTAGTCAAATATACATCAGGTAATTTTGAAATAACAGTAACTGAGAAAAAAGTAGAATTACCTAAAGAATTTAAATCCCTCACTATAGAGGGTAATAGCATCGAATATAAACACGCTATTAGTTATTTAAAACGCAGGAATATCACTCCTAACGACATTATAAAATATAATATGGGTTATTGTGAATCTGGCGCTTACTCTAACTGTATTATAATACCATCATATGATGAACATGGTATATTAAATTACTTTACAGCTAGAAGTTTTGATAAAAACTCTACCTTAAAATACAAAAACCCAGATATATCTAGAAATATAATTCCATTTGAACTGTTTATTAATTGGAATATACCAATTATATTATGTGAGGGACCATTTGATGCGTTAGCTATAAAACGTAATGTTATCCCATTATTAGGTAAAAATATCCAAACTGCTTTAAGGAAAAAATTAGTAACATCTAAAGTACAAAAAATATACATAGCATTAGATAAAGATGCTATTAAACAAGCTCTTTCATTTTGTGAAGAATTATTAAATGAAGGTAAAGAAGTATATTTAGTAGACATGCAAGAAAAAGACCCAAGTGAAATGGGTTTTGAGAATTTCACAAAATTAATACAAACAACAGTTCCATTAACATTTTCGGATCTGTTTGAGAAAAAATTACAATTAATATGATTGAAAAAAATTTAAACATTTACAAAAAATCAGTAACACGGTTACTTGAAATTGATCAAAAATCTCAAAGAGTAAACATTTTAGATCAAAGATTTTATACTAGAAAGGATAAATACTATCCATCTGTTACTAGTATTTTACAATTTATGCCTAAAGGTAAATTTTTTGAGACTTGGCTTAAAGATGTAGGTCATAATGCAGATATCATTGCTCGCAAAGCTGCTGATGAAGGTACTCAAGTTCATGAAATGATTGAGAAATATCTAGAAGGTGAAAAAATTGATTGGTTAGATGAAAGTGGTCAAACTAAATGTTCATTAGAGGTATGGAAAATGCTACTTAAGTTTGTTGAGTTCTGGACAACTTACAACCCACAATTACTAGGAAGTGAAATCCATTTATTCTCAGATAAACATGAATATGCTGGAACATGTGACTTAGTAGTTGAATTAAATGGAGAAGTATGGTTATTAGATATCAAAACATCTAATTCAATCCATACATCAATGGATTTACAATTAGCTGCCTATTCTCAAGCTTGGAATGAAATTTTTAAAGAAAAAGTAACACGAGCTGGTATCTTATGGTTGAAATCATCTAAGCGAGGTGAGGGTAAAGGAGATAAAATCCAAGGTAAAGGATGGGAAGTATATGAGTCATCTCGTACATTAGAAGAAAATATGACATTATTTTTAAAAATTTATGATTTATATAAATTAGAAAATCCTAATGATAAACCATCAATTAACGACTACCCAATATCTGTTCAATTGGAAAAGAAAAAATAATATTTATTGGTAAACAATTAATCGTTAATGTTTACAAAAGAAGATATAATTTCTAAATTAACTTTAGATTTAGTAAAACCATTTATCCCTGACTATAAAGTTGGGGATAAAAAGGTTAATAAAATACCTAAACCACCCACCTTAAAAGAACATACTCTTTTATCTGAAGAAATTCAAGGTGATAGTATAGTTTGTGATGGTTGTGGTTGGACATGGAAGATGAAAGATGGTGGGAATGATTTATATAATTGTCATAAATGTGGTCATGATAATACTCCTAAAAAAGCAAATAATTTTTTTGAACCAATACAAGATAAACAATTAGATTTTAATATATCTTCAGAACCTAGTAGAGTAGACTATTATAAAGATCATATACAAAATGTTATTCCATCTGATTTTAAAGTAGAAAAACATAAGGATAAAATTATAGTCACACCTACTTCTAAAACTCAAAAATTAGAAAATGATCCTGAATTTAAAGAATTATTAATATCTTTAACAATGCATATGATGGGTCAAATTAATATAGAACCATTACCTGATTTAGTTTTTATTGAAGATGATGCTCAAAATGCTAAAGATAAACTAGGTAAAACAGCTCATTATAACCATAATGATAAATGTATAACATTATATACTTATGGACGTCATCCAAAAGATGTATTACGCTCATACGCTCATGAAATGATACATCATAAACAAAATTTAGAAGGTAGATTACAAAACCAAATCCACACTCAGAATATAAATAAAGACGAATATTTAAAAGAAATTGAAGAAGAAGCGTACCGATTAGGTAATGGTTTATTATTCAGAGAGTGGGAAAATTCAAGAAAATAATATGAGTAAATATAGTTTAGTAAAATTAATATTAGAGAATGATGAAGAAAACGGACAGGCTCGTTTTAGAGAAAAAAGTACTTTAAAACTATATCCTGAAGGTAAATCATTAGATGAAATTATAAAAGCATTAGAAAATGCTGAACATTACGGAAGATATATATCAAATCTTCGTAATTTACCTTACTACAGTAAGAAATTTAATGAGAAATTTGGCACCTCACTTCAACGTAGAAGTTTTTCTAAAGGTGGAAAAGTAGTATCAACTGCTAAAGCTGCCTCATATAATGCTGAAGAAGGAGAAGTATTCTTAGGTTCATTATTAAATCAAGAGTCAGATGCTAAAAAAGCTAAAATTTTAAAAAGTATAGTAAACTGGAAATCATCACCAGACAATACTCATTTAATTTTAATGTATGATGCTAAAAATACAATTGACACAGTATTTAATAAAGTTCTTTATATCCTTAATAAAGCCAATATGCAACAAGATATTGATTATAAAATGGTAAAAGAAAAATAATAAAGTTATGGCAGAAAATGTTTTAAAAAAAGAATTTAAGGAAAAAGATATACAACGTCTTCGTAACTTGGTTCAAGGTAAATATGGTGAAAAGGCTACCATGGGTACTGGTTACACCAAAAAACAAGAATTCTATGAGGAAGGAGACATATGGGAAGAAGATGGACGTACATGGACTATTAAAGATGGTATTAAACAAAATGTTACCCGTTTAGATAAAGCTAAAGAATCATTACATTTACCATTGTTTTGCCCAGGATGTAATACTTTAATGAATCATAAATTTGATAAAAGATTTTACATCCAATATCATAGATGTTATAGTTGCCAAGTAAAATTTGAAACAGATTTAAAAGTCAAAGGTCTTTGGGATGAATATGAAAAATTTGTAACCAATTCAGATATTGATGGATTAATTTATAACTTCAATATATGGATAGATGAGGAAATAGAATCATCTAATCAATCCTGGATTACAGAAGCAGGTGATATTGAAAAATGGAATGGATCTTCTAAAGATAAATTATTACAAAATAAAGAAGAAACTATCAAATATCTTGAGAGTCTAAAAAAATAACATATTTATAATAAAATTAAACATGGAGTTTGCTAAACTTATATCTTATTTATTTCACTCACGGACTCAAACCCACATTTTCCACTTACAAACACAGTCGTTTGCTGAACATATGGCTTTAAATGCTTATTATGATGCAATTGTACCTTTAATTGATGGTATTGTAGAAGCATATCAAGGTAAATATGGTATTGTAAAAGGTTATACTAATTTCAATTTAATGGAATATAATAATGTTCAACAAGTGATTGAATATTTAGAGGCACTTTGTAATACTGTTTATTCAACTTATAGAACAATTGAAGATAGTTATATTCAAAACTTATTAGACGGTATAACTGAGTTGATTAAATCAACTATATATAAATTACAAAACTTAAGATAATGGCAATAATAGTAAAAGAAGTATCAGAAAGTGCTTATAAATCAATGATAGAGGATCTTTTAAAAAATTATCCTCAACTTAAAGATAAATTTGAACCTATTGATAATTTAGGATCAGATGAAACTTATAGAAATAAGTATTTAAGATTACAAAACACTATTAACCGTAGTTCTACTCCAATCAGGGAAACAACATATTTATCATCAAATTCTAAAATGAAAAACAAATTACAAGAGTTAATAAGCAAAATAATTAAAGAAGAATTAACTGAATTAGGACCTAAAGCTATTAGATCAACAGCTAAATATTTAGGTAAAAATACTATGGATGATATAGCTAAAGGAGTTCTTGGTGTTGAAGATTTTGACCAAATCTATGATGAGTTAATTCATGATGTAGGAATAGATCCTGAAGCAGCTCATGAAGTCTTAGAATTATTAGCTCAAAGATTTAAAGACATAAGTCTAAACGAAAAAAAAGAACCTAAAAAGAATAAGAAAGAAGAAGAGGAAGAATTAGACTTAGATCTAGATTTAGAAACACCAGCTGATGATAGTTTAGATCTTGGAACTCCACCCCCAGATACTAGCTTAGATGTAGATATGGATTTAGGTGGAAGTGGTGACGCTACTCAAAAATCTATTAGTAAAGGTTTACAAATGGCTCTAGATGCTGCTAAACAAATGCCAGACAGTGAGACCAAAAGTAAATTAGTAAGACAAATTGGAAATACAGCATTGTTTTTCTTAAAGACTCAAATTCCAGGAGAAAAGCAAATTTAATATAAACCAAATAAATAAATCAAATCTATGAACACTCAAGAGTTATTAGAAAAGTTGCATGAATTATTTGAGACACTAACAGCAGAACACGCCAAAGGTTCTAAAGCAGCACAAGGACGTGCCCGTAAAATTGCTGGCGAAGTTAAAAAAGTAGCTAACGAATATCGTAAAGCTTCTGTTGCTGAAGGTAAAGCTCAATAATTAAGCAAGAGGTTATGGGGAACGGGAGTGTTCC